CCTCACAGGCCATCGCCAGGAGTAACGTAAATAGTTGCGGTGCTAGAGCCGGTGACTGCTGTGAAATATGCGTTTGGCATAAACGTCAAAATTTCATCTGTTCCTGGCAGTAGCGGAAAACTAGGCGCACTTGTGCTAACAGTCACTGCATTGTTGGAGGCATCAGAGCTGGTTGTTCCGTAGCCGAGAAAAACAATGACACTTCCAGCGTTGATGACGCGATACTGGTTGCCGCCGAGAGAGTCAGAAACGGCTTGCACCGGAGTTGGCGCACTGGTAGCCGCCGTGAAAGTGACGGTATTGCCCGTTTTGGTGAAAGCCTGAATTCCCATTTACGCCCCCAAGTTTTGAATCTGCGCTTGAAGTGCTTGCAACTGCGCGAGCAATTGTTCTTTGGTCGGCGCGGCAGGAGCAGCGGGCACAGGGTCAGGCTCAACAAACTGACCGTCGATGTATTTCCATCCCGGCCCCGCGTTGTCGCACTGAACAAGCATTTGGTTTTCAGCAATTGTTGGTGTGCCAATAACAACATTGGTCACAATACCGTTTTCAATAACTGCAAATTTATTGTTCATGCTGATACCTCAATAAGCGTAGACGCGAACAAGGCCGTTGCCGCCAGTACCGCCAGCACCAGAGTTGAATGTGTTTGCGGATGAACCGCCACCGCCACCACCCCCGCCGCCAAGACCGCCCGCGCCCCCTGTCCCGCCTATTGCTGCCGCAGATGTTCCACCACCACCGCCGCCAGAACCGGCCCCGTTAATTTGCAAAGCGCCGTCTGCTCCGTTTGCGCCAGAAGTTCCCCCTGCACCGCCACCGCCGTTTGAGTAACTGTTTGAGGCGCCACCAGCACCGCCGTTACTTAAAGTGCCGCCGCTGGTTGAACACCCCCCGCCGCCGCCTCCACCAGCCCCGTAAAGCGAACTTCCTCCACCGGAAGAAGTGGGCGTAGTACCGCTTGTATAGCCGCCAGCACCGCCGCCCCACTCGGCATTGCCTGAGTAAGAGCTAGTTGTATTTGCCCCCATCCCACCAACAACATTACCGGGGGTAGCGACAGTTACTCCTGATAAAAACGGATTACCTGCGGTACTTGCACTAGCAGAACTTGCGGTTCCACCACCCGCGCCGCCCGCAGCGCCAGTGCCGGTTCCACCCGCGCCGCCGCCTCCACCATAAGCGGCAATGTATGACGTAGCAGCACTTGTGCCGCCAAACCAACTGGTTCCTCCGTCAGTTCCAGTGTTTCCGTTTGTGCTATCAACCGTTTGTGCAGTACCACCCGCCCCACCAGCGCCAATGGTTATTGATACCGCATTAGGCAAATCATCTGCTCTAAACAAACGCCATGCCCTTGCGCCAGCACCGCCGCCTCCACCACCGCCTCTTGCGCCTGTACGTCTGGGGCCCGAACCGCCGCCTCCGCCAGCGCCAACAACTTCTACATACACAAACTTGACATTTGGCGGCTTAAACCAAGTGCCAGAGGCTGTGAACTGCTGAAATACGGCGTTGTCGTTAACTTGGTAGTTGAACGCCGCCGGTTGACTTGAGATTGGCATATTAGTAATCCCCGCCAATTGCGTTCACGGCGATACCAATGTTCGTACCACCAGCAGCCACGGTCGTTCCGGCATACAGGCGATAAGAGGCCGGAAGGTTCAAACCACCGACAGGCAGCGTCAGGTAGTACACCGTATTCACGCTTGTTGCCAAAGCAGTCACTGCTGTAGCGGGAATTGCAACTTCACCAAAGAAGATGTTGTTGCCCGCAGTGGTGTTCGCCGAACCGTTGTTGATCCAAAAGCGAACCACCGTAGCATTGGATGTACCAGAAGCGGTAGCGCCGTTGGTTGATGCCAACTTGATCTGTACTTGGTCAATACGCGAACCGTTAGCACCGGCGGTGTAAGCCAACACCATTGCAGTACCAGCCGTTTCCGTGCCGTCGAATGCCTTGGTGTTAGTCATTGCCGTGCTAAGGACGGCGTTCAGCGCCCCGACGTTAGGAGTCTGAGCAAAAATGGGAGTTGCGGTTACGGGCATGATTAAAAGCCTCCGAAGTTAGTTGCAAGGAAAAGATTGCTGCCGGTTGAACCTCCACTACCGGCTGATTGGCTGACCCAAGTAGTTCCATTGCTTGTCAGGACGTTGCCTGTAGTGCCTGGAGCTACAAAAGTGACGTTAGCTGTGCCAGCGCCGAGGATGACGTTGTTTGAAGTCAAAGTGCTCAATCCTGTACCGCCTTGAGCAACAGTAATCGGCGCGGAAACAGAACTGATTGTTGTGTTGGTAAGCGTAAGGTTGCCAATAGAGGTGGCTGTGCCACCCAGGGCAATCGTGGTATTGCCAATTGTGATGTTGCCGGTAACAGCCGTAGGAGCTTGACTCAGCCAAGTCGTGCCGTTGCTGGTCAGCACGTTTCCGGTCGTGCCTGGGGCCACAAATGCCACGTTGGATGTGCCGTTGCCAATCATCACGTTGTTGGCTGTGAGCGTGGTCAGGCCCGTGCCGCCCTGAGACACAGTGATAGCTGCGGAAACGCTTGCAATCGTGACGTTCGCAAACGTCATGTTGTTCAGCGTGGTGACCGTGTTGCCAAGCTGAATGGCTGTGTTGCCAAGCGTGATGGTCGTGGCGAAGTTGCTGTCCAGTTGGGACAACGGAATGGCGCTCGTTGCGCTGCCGAAGGTATACGGAACTGGCATGTTAGAACCTCACTCTCAATTCGTGTTCCATCTCGAAGGTACTGACCACAAACGCAGGGTCAGAGCTGGTTAAGGTCAGACCGAGATACTTCCCGTATTGTTGCGCGTCTGACTTATAAAGAAAATACCCGCTACCATATAGCCAAGAAATTGTTTGCAATGAATTGTTCTGCCACGGAATAATCGTGCCAACATTGTTTATCCAGGTAACGCCGCCGTTAGTTAGCGTGTAAGTGGGGCTAGAGCCTGTCTCGCTGTCTACCGTGACGTTCAGAGTGCCAAACGTACTGAGAATCGCCTCGATGCCGAACTTCAGGGCTTGCTTGGTGCGGATAGGGTCGCCAAGCGGCATCAAAGCCGTCTTGAGAGTCGAGTTAATGCTTGCTGTACTGCTTGCGTACAGTCTGTAAATGGTCTTGTCAGCAACGCCATAGAGGTTGATGACCCCGCTAACCGGCGCAGAAGTGACGTAGTTGATGCTGCCCTGGCTGGTGACGAACCATTTTTTGTCGAAAAACACTAGTTGAATCTGTCTCGGCCCGAGCGTTGGGTCGTTGTAGGTCACGTTGAACGCAGCGCACAGGATATTGTTCAGCAGCACTTGTCCAGCGGTCACAGGAGCTGTGAAGTCAATCAGCGGGAACGTACCGTCAATGTTGTCGCTGAGCTTGGAAGTCGTGGAACCCACCAAGGCATAGATGCCGTAGTCATTGATGAACAGCACAGAGCGGAAGTACGGGAAAATGCCGTAGATGCGCTTGCTGCCGACCGATGCACTGACGTTGGTGTTCGTAAACAGGGTCGCGCCGGTGCTAGTAACCCGCAAGTCTGAGAACACGTTGATGCTGTCATCCCCAAAGATGTACAGAAAGTTGTTCGCAGACATGATGGACTGAATGTTGCCGTGCAACGTCGAGTCCGTCAGCGTGAACGCCCCCGCAGATACGCTTGTAAAGTCGCTGTAGCTACCAGCAGCCGAGTAGTAGACCGTTCTGCCCGCTGCAACCCATACACGGCCCGAAAACGTGGCTACGTCAACAATACCGTCAAGGTTGACTACGCATGTTCCGGTCGCTCCAGTGCCCGCTCCTGCGGAAAAACTTACCGTTGGGGCGCTTGTGTACCCGCTGCCGGGATTGGTCATGATGACTGCAACCACCTGACCACCGCTTACGATGGCTGTACCGGCTGCGCCAGTGCCTCCACCGCCCGTAAAACTGACGCTGAATGACCCGCTAGAGCCGTATCCAGTGCCGCCATTAGTCACCAGAACGGCGACTGTGCCGGTCTGAAACGTGTTGTAGGACGCTACAGCGGTTGCCGTAGTGCCGCTTGGAGGCGCAGAAATCGTGATGGTTGGAGCAGATGTGTAGCCTGTTCCCGCATCAGTTAACGTCACACTGTTGACCGTGCCGGTCTGAAGCACAGCGGTAGCTGTCGCCGAGCCGGATGAAAAAGTTACGCTTGGCGCACTGGTGTATCCCGAGCCAGGGTTCACCACAGAGATAGCAACAACTGCGCCACCAGAAATCGTGGCTACAGCCGTGGCCTGAGTACCGCCTTGCACTTGTGGAGCGCCCAAAGTGATGCCGGGAACCGAGGTGTAGCCGCTTCCTCCAGCGGTCACGTTGACCGAAAGCACGCTTCCAGCGCCGGTTGTGATGGTCGCTACAGCCGTTGCTTGCACGCCGTTAGCGTCATTCGGGGCTGAAATCGTGACTGACGGGGCTGTCAGATAGCCAGAACCAGGGTTCGTAATGCCAATGCTGCCGACAGAACCAATGCTGACCACATTGTTCCCGTCCCACGAGGACAAACCCTTAGACGGGTCGCCAATGATGACTCTTTCGTTCTTGTACTGAGCGATGGTCACGCCCGTGTTTGAAAACGTCCCTGTGACAGCTACGTTGCCTTTGCTGTTGTCTGACAGCTTGATGTATTCTGCTCGACCATTGTCCTCAAACGCGAGCAAGTAGTCGTTCAGCCCGATATTGGCTGAGACAAAGGTCGTGACGGTGTTGGCTGTGGTGACGTTCGCGCTGCTGTACGTCAACACGGACTGAGCAGGAACAATTTTGATGTTGCCAAAACCAATCGGCATGGCATTCTCAATCCATGCGAATTCTTCTTGGTCGATTGCTGTCCGGTTAGCCCGTGTGTTCAGACCACGGAATTGCTTGATGACAGCATAAGACTTCTTCTGCTCTGCTGCTGCCATGATTAGTACGGTGAGCTATACGGGTCGGGGATGCGGCGCGTGTAGGTGCTGTTCAGTGCAGCCTGTACATGCTTGGCGTATTCTTGTTTGTAGATTTCGGCTTCCCCGTAGGACTGTTCCTTGTACTTGGCTTTGTAAGCTGCGTAGAAGGCAACAGGCGTGGTGTACGGGTCAACGATAACGTCAGGAGTAGACGGATACACAGGGTCAAGCGCAGTCGGCAGAATGACCGTATCCAGTTCAATTGGGTAGCTTTGGTCAGGAACCGGAGCGATGTAGAGCTGGCCTTGACCGTAGGTGGAGAAGCACACCGGCCTACCGATGTAGTTCTGCCAGTAGCGCAGTTGTGCGTTGAAGTTTGTCCAGGGCAGGTAGCGCAGCGGGATGCGGCTATTGCCCCAATACAGGTTGATATTCAGAATGTCGAGCGTCTGCGTTCCTTGTGGGAGCGCCGTGTACGAAATGATTTCGGCGGGGCTGCTGTATGTAAGAGTCGCCGTACCATTAGCGAACGGAGTTGTCGGAGGATAAGCGTAAGCCTGTGCAGGGTACGGAGGAGGGTCTGTGCCAAGGACACCACCTGTGGTTACCTCGTAGATGTAGACGTTGTAAAAAATAAAGTCGCCAGTGGCGACCGTAGCACCGGCTGACCACGATGTCGCGGCTACGCCAGTGGAGGAAAGCGGGGTAGAGGTGACCTGGAGGTTTCTAAGGCAACCTGTGTCTCTTACTGTGCGCTCACGGGCAGCATTGATGTAATCAGTCAGCTCAGAGTCTGACCAGAACACACCATTGGCGTCATGCAGTAGACGCCGGACTTCCGTGAGGTAGGAAGTAAGAGTTGCCATTTAACATCCATGTCATGCAACCCTCTGATTGACCTTTCCCCCGGCACGCTTCTCAACGTGCAGGGGTACTACGCCAACCGCCGAGGGTAGAGAGCGGTTCGTTTCCGGTCGCTCAGCCGTCACTTGAAACTTGCTGAGCTTTTCCAAAGCTGGTTCTAATTCGTTGGACATCCTCAGCCAGCCCAAACGGACTAGCTGAGGAGCCTTGTCTTGCATCTGATAACCAAAGACAAATTGAGCGCACTCAAGCGGTACTTCAGTGGTCTTGTCTACCTCAAAGACGTACTCTTTGTAGGCATAGGTGACAACCAAACGGTTCTCACTTCTGTTGGTCACAAATACCGTTTCACTCATAGCGTCACAACGTCGCCGTATACCGTGATGTCAACTGAGTTGTTGGCAGCGGCTGCTGTGCCAACGTACACATACAGCGGGCCGCTGTAAACCGTAGACGCTGCTGCTGTAGACAGAGCAAGGTCTTGGAACTTAGTGCTGCCCGTGACGGTGCTAAGAGCGGCTGCGTTGCTCACGTTGTTGGACGTATTCCCATCCGAGGAGGTGAGAATGGTCACGTTAGCGAGAGCAACACTGCCACTTGCGTTGGCAACGGTAATCCGGCGAATGATGTAGCTTGAGCAATCGTTCAGCGTAAGCGTTGCGACTGCATTACCAGTAGCACCGAGATAAATCGGAGCGCCACCATTGGTAGTGCAGACAGCGAAGCTGCCAAAGTTGTCAGGGTACAGCGCCCCTACATGATTCGCGTTCATGCCGACTCCTTAGCTGGCGTAGGTGCTGCCGACAGCGAGGCCACCGTTGGTTGCCAACAGAGTCACGGTCACGTTACCGCTGCTGCTCTTGGCATAGACGTTGACGCCATCAGACAAAACCACGCCACCTACGTTAGCCGCCATGACAGTGCTGTTTGCCGAACCATCGTTGGCAAGAACACTGACGTTAGCAGCGGGGAACATGACGTACACGCCAGCCGGGATGACCGTACCGTTGCCGGTAGCGATAGCCGTGAGCGTGGTGGTTTGGAAGTACGCACCAGCCGTATTGGTTGTTGCGTTGGCAAGAATAATCTTGTTAGTGGACAGAGACATGTTGTACTCCTTACAGCGTGAGGTAGTTGTACCCGCTGACCACTGACATAGCCTTCGGCTTCACGTTGACCAGTTCTGCAATCATCAGAACAGCACCAACGTAACCGATTTGCCAGTTCGGGAGAGTGGACTCAAAGCCCGTAAACACGAACGAACCTTGCTCATGGATGTAGAGCGACAGGTAGTTAGTGTTCAGGAAGTACACCGTACCCTCGGGGCAATACGGGTCAGGATAAATCGGCACACCGGCGACCATCAGGGCGCGGAATGCTGCGTGCGGGCCGTTGGTATCACCGTCAAAGCTAGAGCCAGGGGTGATGACGTACTGCTCTTGACCAACGAAGTCTTGAGCAAGCAGAGTCCAAGTGCCGAAACCGCAAACACCGAACGAAGGCATCTCAGCGCCGTTCTTCACAGTGCCGGAGATGTATTGCAGGATGTTCTGGCGGGTCGGATTCAGACCAGTAGCCGTGTAGGACTTCGACTGCCACCAGCTGTAGGTCGAACGGTTGATGTTGCCGTAAGTGCCGGAAGCCGACACAGCAGCGGGCAGACCGATGAACTGCTGAGTGTTCGTGGTGTTGTTGTACAGCGCGGTCGCCATAGCATCCATCATCACGTTGGTCGCATCGTTCATCCGTGCTTCAATCAGCGGGATGATTGCTGCGTCCTGCTGAACTGCGCCTTCCATTCCGAGGAACGGAACCGGCGAAATCATCAGCTTGAGGTCGTACTCAGCGTTGTAAGCGCCCTGCTGGACGGACGGCTGGTTGAAAGAACCAGAGTAGTCAGACCACTGAGCGTTGACAAACTGAGCGCCCTGAACGGGCACAGTTACGGAAGACACACCACCCGAGGCTTGCTGACTGTTAGCAATCAGTGCCGCCATCAGAGGCGTAGAGTTGTAAAGTTGAACAACCAGCTTCGGAATGAACGCACGCCGAGTGACATAAGTCAGTTCGGTAAACTGCGAACTACCTGTTGCCGGAAGAATACCGCCACCAATAGGCATGGTTCTCTCCTAGATTAAAAAATACCCTCTTACAACCCGATTGGTCGCGTAGGCTTACGCAACTCATTCAGGGCTTTCACGGCTTCTTCACGGGCAGCCATGTTCGGATTCTTCCAATACTTACCCAGGTCAAAGTGCTTGACGGCTGAAGGGTTATAGCCAGAAGAAGTCGGCACGGCTGACTGTTTCATCCACCTGTGATACTCGGCTGCTGTTTCGTGGTTAGTGATGCCACGCTCCAGCATGATTTTTTCTACGTCCTTGATTTCGTCCTCCGACTCAATCAGATTCTTCTTGAGCAGAGTTTCCCGACGCTTGTTCAGAACTTCCTGAGCTTCCTTCTCGCGCAACTTGTTCTCAAGCTGCTGCACACGCTGCTCAGCCTGATTGACGGCTTGCGTGGTCATTTGCTCAAGTTCGAGTTCGGGAATAGGGAGGTCAGGATTGACCTTCTTCGTCAGACGGAGAAAGTCTTTGCGAGTGTCTGGATTGTCAGCAAGGCGCTTGGCGAGTTGCGCCAGTTCTTGCTGCGCTTCGGGGGTCAGGTCTTCAAGTGACATAGCTTTACCCTCTTATCTGATTAGATAACTTTTTTGCCGTCACCAGGCTTCTG